GCAAACTGCCTGCCAACAAGCCTTTGCCCCTCAAGCTGCCGCCTCGAGCTCCTCCACCGCTAACACTGCCACGCAAGGCACCGACACCGAAGCCCGAAGCGTTTATCGCACCGCCGACTAGCATCCCTACCGTTTCGTTAGAAGGATTGCGGGCTCTTAAGGTTGGCGACCAGTACATACTCAACGGGGAGGCGTTCAAAGTAATTAAGAAGACGAGGAGCGGTCTCGAGTCTGTCCACTGGAGTACTCGGACAGGCAAATTCGTAACAGCTAGGAATAGGACCAAGCTGACGTTCGGCAAGCCTCCCATTACGCCTCCAGTTAAGCCGCCCGTTAAGCCTCCGGTTGGGCCAACTACTACTACGGCAGGCGCACCCAAGGCAATATTTACAGCGCCAGAGAATTACAGAAGGTTAAATATTAAAAGTGTTTTCAAAGATGCTGATGGCAACGTGTGGAAGGTTTATGACAAAACCAAGCGCGGCATTAAAGTGGTACCGTGGAGCATTAAGAGCAATCGGTTCCTAGCACCTCGGAACGGCAAGACATTTGGGTTCACGTCGGAGGCCGCAAAGACTGTCAAACAATTTACTGCCAGCACAGCAAATGCTAAAGAGGCCATCCGTGCATTATTGAAGGAGGATAAACGTCTCGGGCAACTTTCGAACTCTCAGTTGAAAAGATTAGAGGATGCACTAAAAACGATGGGTGAGAATGGTTTTAATAAAGCATTGGCCGATTCGATGTTGAAAAATGGTGCAACCTCCGAAATATACAATATGGGCAGGCGAGGGCGCCTGTGGGATCCGTTTGGAAATAAATACACTGGTGATGTTAGCGGTGCATACTGGCCCAGCCTCCGCGTCACGGGTATGGTAGATTCAGGTTCGTTCCGCATGACAGAAACATGGATACACGAGTTCGGCCACCATATTGATTTCTCTTTGTTTAGAGCGAACGCACGTATGATGAGGAATAAAACTTTATCAAAAGCTGCACAGGTACAGCTAGGCGAATTGAATGAGGCCTACACGAAGATGATGAAGGAATACAGAAAGGCCTCGAAAGCTGTAGGCAAGAAATTAGAGCTTAGGTTGACAGGCGGAGTTATCTCGCCAGCACAGCAAAGAAAGTATTCGTGGCATATAGAAAGGCACATGAAAGGCCACAGTCAAACATCCTACAGTTTGTACAATGCAAAGGAATGGTTCGCGGAAACATTTGCTGGCTATTTTAATGCACGTGGCAGCCGCCACCTGATGCGTACCATGCAACCTGACACCTATAACTTTTATCAAACCTTATTTAGTAAAGAAATGGAAATACTTTGGAGAGAATTATGATCGTCCGAGAATTAGGCATTGTGATCGGTAAAATTGACGACAAGACATTCGACCTTATTGATTCGGAGTCGGACAAATTGACAGGCCTTGTTACTGACTTGGTCAAAAATGGTATTAACGTACTGCAAGCGCAAGAGGCACCTTTGCAGAAAGGCCAGGCTAGTGGCGACGTCGAGGCAGTGATAACAACTGCTAGCGAGTACTTTATCGACGCTCTTGAGACGCGCCTACTTATAGCTGGGTTCGAGGTACAAACGGCATAGGAGAATGACATGCCAGTAATCAAAGCTAAGGGTGGAAAGTTTCGGATCCCGAACGTACCAGGCACCGGAACCAAGAAGCAGAAGAAGAAGCAACTGCAGGCCATACAAGCCAGCCGAAGAGGCAGTAGAAGGAAGAGATAGTGATAATCACGGAAACGGGCTGTCACCGATTGACAGTAGGATCCTACACGTATGCACTGGATCATGCGGAAAAGGGCTGTCAACCGCGGACAGCAAGCGATATAGAACGTTTTACACGGTTTTTTGACTGTGCTGTCAGGTGACAGCACATTACAGCGGGGCCAGTGGCCCATAGGAGAAAGAAATGTCATTACAAGTAAGTTATGCAAAGAAGGAGGATGTACCTGAAGCCCAAGCGGCCTTATATGTAGAGAAGGACGGAAAGTGGGTCCTTGAGGTCGAGGGTATGGTTGCGGTAGATGAACTGACCACAATCAAAAGCCGCCTTGATGACTTCCGGACAAATAATATCAGTCTAACAGAGAAGCTGAAAGCGTTCGACGGGAAGAAGGTGCTGACGCAAGATGAGGTGGAAGAGTTCCAGCGCCTTACGGAACAGGAGCAATCGATTAAGGACAAGAAGTTGATCGACGCTGGCAAGCTTGATGAGTTGTTAGCCAGCCGCACGGAGAAGATGCGTTCGGACTTTGAGGCACAGATTGTCAGCTTAACTGAATCCCTCGCAAGTGCGAAGGAAATAAGTGCCAAGCATGAGGGAAGATTGTCATCGGTGCTTGTGGAATCGGAAGTCGGGAAGGTCATATCGTCGTCCGGCAACAGACCGATCAAAGGTGCCTTAGCTGACATCTTTTCACGGGCCGGATCAGTGTGGCGTGTCAACGAGGAGGGCAAGCTTGTCGCTCTCAATGCAGCGGGCGAGCAAGTGTATGGGGGCGAAGCCAATCCGCTGACGATTGACGAGTGGCTTGTACAAACGGTAAAGGATGCGCCGTACCTCTTTGAGGCCAGCACTAGCACGGACGGTAAGGGCGGCAAACCCCCTGCAGGTCCTGGATCCGACGGAATTATACGTATTCCCCGCAGTGACGAGGCCGCGAAGTCAAGGCATATTGAAGAGATTGCCACTGGTAAAGCAATTGTGGTGGACGACTGAAAGTACTTGCCGCCGCACGGAGTCTGTTCTATGTAGCGGCTGAGATAGCAGCATCTGACCCTCCACAGTGTGGTGGGACTTGGTAGGCGCCTCGGGGAGGCGAACGAGTTTGCGATCCAAGTCCTATTCACATTTTGGAGGGTTTTTAAATGGCTAATGATCTCTCGGTCCTAGCACCGAAACTGCTCGCTCAAGGTCTCATGGCCTTGCGAGAAAATGCAGTGATGCCCCGACTAGTCAATCGTGACTATGAGTCGGAAGCTGCACAAAAAGGTACCACTGTAACTATTCCCATCCCGTCAGCAATCGCTGACCGCAATGTTGCACCGAATGTAGTGCCGCCCGCCTCCGTCGATTCAAGTCCGACGCAGGCTCTTGTCCCGCTCGATCAATGGCGTGAGGCGCCATTCCATCTGACGGATAAGGAGCAAAAGGAATCACTGGATAACGTGATCCCGATGCAGGCTAGTGAGGCAATCAAAAGTCTCGTGAACACTGCGAATGCCTTTATCATGAGCAAGTACCTGGGCGTTTACGGGTACTTTGGTACAGCGGCCACAACGCCGTTTCTATCAACTGGCGCCGGAACTTCAGACGCCACTGGTTGCAGGAAGGTTTTAAATAATCAACTGGCACCGCTTGATAGTCGGCGATTTGTTATCGACCCGGACGCTGAGGCCAATGCGCTCAATAACCGAGCATTCCAGGACATGTCATTCAGTGGATCAGCGGAAGGTATTGTCGAAGGCAAGATCAACCGCAAGCTTGGTTTTGACTGGTTCATGGATCAACAGGTACCGTCCCATACAGCTGGTAGTATTACAGTAGTATCTGCCGTTACTGTTACCACAGTCGAACCCATTGGTGAAACGACCATCAACATGACTACCGGCGCCAGTGACGCCATTGACTTGCTGGAAGGTGATATTATTACTTTCAGTAGCCATTCGCAGACTTATGTATTGACTGCGGATGCGACAATTGGCGCGTCTACTACCGGCGATATCAATATCGCACCTGGCCTGCAAGTAGCAACGGCAGGTGGTGAGACTTTGACGGTAAAGGCAACGCATGTAGTGAACCTGGCCTTCCACAGAGATGCGTTCGCGTTTGCATCTCGTCCGCTTGCGGACTCGCAGGGCCTCGGCAACATTATCGAATCTGCAACGGATCCGGTAAGCGGCTTGTCTCTACGCCTTGAAATTTCGAGGCAGCACAAGCAAGTCCAATTCTCTTATGACATGCTGTATGGTGCAGCACTGGTCCGAAGAGAACTGGCCTGCCGTCTCGCGGGATAAAGATTTCTCCTGGTTGGCACCACTAAAGGAGTTTGGGCAAGGTCCTCGTCTATTTTAGGCGCTGGCCTTGCCCTGTTTTTTATAACGCAACAGAGAAGGAGTAAGGAAAATGGCAGAAGACGACAACACTACTTCACAATTGAAGAACCTCGACACCAACCAACCAACCCCGTTACGCGGCCTTGTTTTGCGCGGAGTTAAACCAACGCCAGAAGTTCTTTGTGTTAACAAAGGGGCCGGCACTAACGGAGCGGATCTTTTTTACAAAGTCGCTGAGGCCGAGTTCGATCCCAAAGTCCACAAAAAGGCAGAGACGGACAAGCTTCCAACTCGTAAAAAGAAGGCAAAGGTTCCGCCACCGGCTGCGAAGGCCGCCCCCAAAGCGGCAGCGGAGGAAGAGGAAGAGTAGGTATCACAAAGTAATTGAGGAACGGGCATGGCTCTGACATTAGACGCAACTATCGGCGGCGCGGCCTCCAACAGCTATACAACAAGAGCGCAAGGGGACTCGTATCACGAGGCCAGGCTATTTGTTACTGATTGGACCGGCGCGACTGATGCTGAGAAGGACGCCGCTTTGGTATGGGCAACGCGTCTGCTGGATAACCATTTTGACTGGCAGGGCGGCAAGTACACCATAGAGCAAGCGTTACGCTGGCCAAGGTTTGGTGCTTTGGATAGAGACGGAGAGCTTATAGACTCCGCTGAATTGCCAACCAGTTTGATTGAAGCAGTGTCAGAGCAAGCCCGTCTCCTTATTATTGGAGACCGCTCCATTGAGACAGGAACGGAAGGCCTCAGTAAATTGAAGGTAGATGTAATTGAGTTGACATTCGATAAACTTGATCGGCTCGAAACAATATCCGATGAAGTTTATCAAATGATTTCACACTTGGGTAGGCTCAAGTCCGTGGCCGCAACTGGCGGCCAGGTAGCGGCGGTGCCGTTGCTGAGGAGTTAATATGGGTCTCCAAGCTACCATCCAGTCACTTGTTGGAACGGCCTTCGACGCGATCGGAGATCTTAAGGAGACCGTGGACTACACACACGAGGGACAGGAGCCTGACTATGATCCGACGACGGGCGTGGTTACGCCGGACTCGGATACTGTCATGCTCTCAGTTAGAGCAGTGTTTCTGCCTTTTAATAAGGCCGACAGACGCATGCCTACCGAACTCGTAGAGGTAGCTCTGCCAGGAGACCAGTTGGTGCTTGTGCCGGGAACAGACGTCACAATAAGCCCAACCACTGGCGACACAATAGTGAAGGATGATGATACCTGGCTGGTCCGAGGCTTTATACGCGACCCTGCGGAGGGCTTGTATAAGTTTTTGGTTGGCCGAGTCGGAGGCGGTGCTGACGGCGCATTGGTATTCCACGAATGAGCATAGAAGTTAGAAACTTGCGGAGGCTGAACAAGAACTTCGATTCGATTGCCAAGAGACTTGGCCTCGACGTTGTTACTGTACAGAAGAAACTTGCTTTCGATATCTTTGCAGATTTGGTGGCAGACACTCCCATCGATACTGGCCGGGCAATGAATAACTGGAATATCTCAGTGGGGTTTCCAGATGCCTCGACAACGAAATCCGGTGGTAGTGCTGGCGGCGTACAAGGTAGTAAGAAAGGCGAGGCGGCCGCAGCCCTCGTAGGATTAAAACCCTTCTCCACGGTGTGGATAAGTAATAGCCTGCCGTACATTGGTTTTCTCAATGAAGGCAGTAGTGACCAGGCTCCCTCAGGTTGGGTGGAGCGAGACGTTATCAATAACCTTGCCACGTTGGCGGTGCTCTAATGTCTTCGCATGCTGAGACACACCTGGCCATAGAGACAAGATTCGACGCCCAGTGGGCGGATCAAAGTGTCGCGGTGCGATATGAGAACGATGCAAGAAAGAGGCCTACCGGTCCTTTTATACGTTTGGTGATAAGGAACGCTCGTGCTAGTGAGGTTGGCTATTCCGGGAACAAAATATTGTATAGGCGGCCAGGTTGGATCGTTGCACAGTGTTTTGTACAAGCTAAGGAAGGGACGCAGGCAGCAAGAGTAATGGCGGACTCCGTGATCGCAATATTTGAAGGCCAGCAGTTTTCGAGTATTACGTTTAGGGAGTCCGAAGTCGTCGAGGTAGGCGATGATGTAAATGGGTTTTGGCAGGTCAACGCCAAAGTGTTTTTCGATTTCGATTTTGAGAGATCGTACTAACTTAGGAGACATGAAATGTCTGACAGTTCACGAGTACAACTGGCTGGTATTGCCGAGGTCACGTGGGGTACCACGCCGGCCTCTGCACTGGCAGCCATTCGATACAATACTGAGAACCTCGGCCACCGTAAAGAAACGGTAAGGTCCGACGAGGTACGCTCGGATCGGCAGGTCTCAGATATTGTGGAGGTCGGGTCAAATGCTGATGGAGGCTGGGATTTTGAAATGTCTTATGCCGCCCATGACATTTATTACGAGGGCATATTTGGCAGCGACTTTACCACGCCACTTGGCATTGGTCCGATAGCCACGTTGGATGCGGTTCAATCCGATAACTCTTTCAATGACAGCGGTTCGGGTTTTGGTAGTTCTTTGGAACCTGGACAATGGATCTATACGAAGGGCTATACTGATCCTGCCAACAACGGCTATTTTGAAATTGTTTCGGCCACCTCCGCGAAGATTATTGTGACCGGTGGAATTCTTGAGGACGAGGCAGAAGGTGGATCACGTAGCATTGACGCCAGCACGTTGACTAATGGAATTGTGGAGAAGAGTTTTACGCTCGAAAAGAACATGAACGACGCGACACAATTCTTTGCCTTTAAAGGCTGCCGTATGGCTACCCTGTCGCTGAGTATTGCGTCCAGGCAGAAGGTGACTGGCACGTTTGGGGTAATGGGCAAGTCGGGCGTTCTTGCTGCCACCACAGTAGGCAGTGGAGCATATTCGGCAGCGCCTACTAACGAGATCCTTAACGCTTCATCCAATGTCGGTAAGGTATTGGAAGGCGGCGCCGTGCTAGGTACAGGCATATTCGTTCAAACGCTTGAGGTTAACTACGATGCAAACCTCCGGGTGGTTGACGGAGTAGGCCAGGCTGATGCAGTAGCAATCGGCCTCGGGCGGTTTGTATGCACTGGCAACTTGGTTGCGTTGTTTGAGGACGAGGTGCTGTTTGATAAGTATCTCAACTCGACTGATTCCAGCCTTGCTGTAGTGCTTACGGATCCTGCTGGCAATAGCATGGTAGTTTCATTCCCGGCCATTACATATACCAACGGAGACGTGGTAGGCTCGGGCAACGATAACGAGGTTGTGGCCTCGTTGGAGTGGGAAGCCAAGATGCATGCCACACAAGGCGTGATGGCTCGAATAGATCAGTTCCCCGCATAACCTTTAATTGGTGCCAACCAAAGGAGAATAAGATGGACCTGAGAGAATACAAAACGGACCCTCAGCTAGAAGAGGAAGGCAAGGAAATTGTGGTTGACGAAGATACCACGATTAGAATTGCCAGGTTTAATAACCCTGCGTTTAGGAAGATGCAGGAGCGTATATCGGAGCCTTATCAAAAGGCCGTGGGACGAGGGAAGATAAGCGACGCGACAGCGGCAAAGATTTTGTCACGTTGCATGGCCAAGCACATTATCAAAGGATGGAAGGGCTTGCGGTTAGACGGTAAGGAAATTGAATACTCGGAGGAGAAGGCCTTGGAGTTAATGCTGGATCCAACATTGAACGATTTTAAGGAGCAGGTATTGTTGGAAAGCCAGCGGATCGAGAACTACAGACTGGAGAGGTTAGAGGACGACCAAAAAAACTCCGAGAGGCCGTCGAGTACGGCACACGTTGGGAAGAAGCGCAGCAAGAGTTCTTCCAAGCAATAGAGGAGGAGAACCCTGGCCAGACACCAGCAGGAAAGCGAGATGAATTGTTTGCACATTTGGAATTTACATTCTCGGCTTTTAGGACACTATGGAATAGGAGGCAATTTGCTCACATAACTGTATCGGAAATTGAGGCCTTTGCTAGGATCTATTCGGTTTATGATGTTGAGCGATTTGCGACCTTGGTAATGTATTGCGACCAAACGGTTCACGAGGTGCAGGCCGCAGTCGAAGAGGAAAAGGAAAAGCTAGAAAAGCTTAAGAAGCTAAAAGGGTAATTAGGCATGGCAATAGAACGCGACATTGAAATTGGTATAGGATCCGATCGCTCCAAGCGAGGTGCCTCGGCCATCCGTCGCGCTTTGGATTCCATAAAGCGTAAGTCCAAACAAGTACACGACGCTGGCGCTCGACATGCGAAGAAACATTCTAAAAGCTTAGGCCTTGTCGCTAAAGCCATGGCGGCAATTAGCGGCTTTGTAATTGCTCGCAGCCTCATCAAATCCCAAATAGATTTCGGCCAAGCGGTAGCCGACCTTAGCGCCATAACAGGCGCGGTAGGAGAGGACCTCGAGTTTCTCAGGAAGAAATCGAAAGAGTTTGGCGAGACCACTACCCTATCAGCGACACAGGCGGCCGAAGCGTTTAAGATAATCGCAAGCGCCAAGCCTGACCTGCTCGAAAACGTCGAAGCCCTTTCCCTTGTAACTGAGGAAGCCATTGCACTTGCAGAGGCGACAGGCGAGACCTTGCCTACTGCCGCCAATGCAATGGCAGCCGCACTAAACCAATTCGGAGCAGGTGCTGAGGAATCCTCCCGCTTTATCAATGTATTGGCAGCCGGTTCCAAACGAGGTGCGGCGCTTGTAGGAGAGATGGCAGAGGCGTTGAAGAACGTTGGTACTATCGCCAGCATTGCCAACATAAGCTTTGAAGAAACTAATGCGGCCCTCCAGCTTATGTCCACCCGGGCAATCAAAGGCGGCGAGGCTGGCATGCAGTTCCGAGGAATGTTGCTGGCATTAACAGCACAGTCAAGGGATGAGTTTAAACCCGAAGTTGTTGGCTTACAGCAGGCACTACAAAATCTTGCTGATGCTGGTTTCGACGAGGGTAGTGATGCTGTACAGTTGTTTGGACGCAGAAATTTGGCAGTGGCCAATACCCTTATTGTAAACAGGGATCAGTTAGGAAAGCTTACCAAGCAATTAACCGGAACCAATATTGCTTACGAGCAACAGGCCGTCCGCATTGATAATCTCAGCGGCGATATTAAGGCAATGAAATCGGCCTACGAGGGTTTGGAGTTAACGATAGGGGAGAAGCTGAACGGGGCCCTCAGGGCGGTGACGCAGAGCGCTACTGAGAACATAAGGGCACTGGCTAGGAATCCGTTGTTACAAAAAGGAACCACGGCCGTCCTCGATACCATACACAGGATATTGGAGGACATAGGCCTAGCGTTTGATCAAATTACTGAAGCGGTTACAAAGGCAGGCGGCGGTGCTGCTGTATTCGAAGGGGTATGGCAAGGCGCTATAGAAAGAATAGTTAAGTGGACGAAGTTCTTGTGGCAGCAATTTGTTATTGGCGGTCCAGCTAATCTCAAGCTGGGTTTCACTTTAATGATTGCCGCGGCCGACCGCTTTGCAAATATGCTTGTAGAAAAGATTCGTACGGCCTTCTTCTTATTGATTGACGTCTACAAGACCTTCCAAATTAGCTTCGTGGCCGCATTCCATAAGTCAGTGTTGGCGGTACAAATTCTTTTTAAAGAAATGGCCGGCGCTATTGGACGAACGTTTGATAATATAAAGATCAATATAAACGCGGCAATAGATGCCATCATTGAAGGTGTCGCATCCAAGGTACAGGCGGTAGCAGATACATTGGAGTCCTTAAGTTTTGAGGAAAGGGCGGCAGAAATTCGCAATATTGCAGAGGCCATATCCGGCCTTGCCAGCAATGAAGACGCAGCAAGAAAAGAGGCTGAGAAAAACGAGCAGCAACGAAAGAAAGAAATAGAGGTAATAAACGAGCTCATCCGAGAGCTTGAAGAGAAGGCCAGGAAAGAAAAACAAGATAGCAGAGAAATTACTGACCAACTTATCGCCGATACAGAGGCCACAGCGGAGGCGCGACGGAATGCTTCTCGGGAGGCTGTACAACAGGCCGTTGAGGAGCGTGACGCGACACTAGCTACAATAGAAGCTCTGCGGACGAAGCGGAAAGAAATACAGGACGGCGCAGCCGAACCTCCGCCGAAGCCAGCTGAAGGAGGTTTGTCCAAACCTCCAGAAGATGCCGAGGCAGCATATGAAAAGTTGGGCGACGTGCAGAAGAGAGTTGTGGATAATATGTCGGATGGTATTGCTGACATGGCAGCCTCAGGCAAGGCTAACTTTAAGGACTTCGCTGGTTCAGTGATACGCGACATCATAAGAATGGTAATTAAGGCACAAGCTTTGAAGTTTCTTTCGTCAATATTTGGCGGCCTGGGCGGCGGTGCTGCGGCCGTAGTTGGAGGGGTTGGTGCAGGCGGTGGGGTCATTCCGACAGGCGGCGGACCTGTTAATGCTCAACACGGTGCCGAGTTTATGGTTGGCGGAGTAGGCGGTCCAGATTCTCAGCGAGTAATGATTAACGCCACACCAGGTGAGACAGTTACAGTAAGGACGCCTCGGCAAGTAAAAGAAAAGGAAGAGTCCTTACGAGAATTTCTTGAGACTGTAACAAAACGTGGCCAGGCACAAACTAAAATAACTCCTCAGCAGGCCGAGGAAGATATTAGTCGTCCAGCAGAGGACCGCAATACTGGTCGCAGCCAGGTTACTGTGATCAAAAACATTACCGAAACTAGGAGAGGCGAATCGGTTCTACCTCAGCGGCCTGCCCCTATGATAAATAGGAAGGTGTTTGATAACCTCATTGCAGCACTAATAGGCGACAAGGAAAAGCATCTTCAACGCTTTGAGGACGGCGGCGAATTTACAGTTGGCGGCACAGGAGGCAAAGACTCCCAGGTAGTGTCCTTCAAAGCGTCGCCGGAGGAAACAGTTAAGATATCCAAGCCCAGTCAAAGCAAAGGCGGCCAGGCACCAATCAATATAACATTTGAACAAAACATTGTGGCAGACGGCGCCGATTCCGAGAAGCTACAGGCCGAACTGCCAGGCTTGCTAGACCAAGCTAGGAAGTCCGCAGTAGCAGACGTCATAATGCTAAGAGATAAGGGAGTTTTTAGACAGCGATGACCACGTATGCTTTTCCTAATATACAGCCATCCAACCTATCGTTTTGGATAGGCGAATCCAATGCGGCCGTTTTCCGAAGCCCTTTCGGAGACTACGTACAGACAGCAGACAGAGAAGGTGAGCGCTGGCTTGTAAGAGCGGCTTGGTCTATCTTGCAAGGGGATGATAGGGCTGACCTGTTAGCCTTCATGCACAAGCTGAATGGAATGCAGCACCGCTTCACTATGCAAGACTTTGGTCATGTGCAGCGGGGATCGTTAGGCGGTAGCCCGCTTGTTAATGGCGGCAGCCAAACAGGAAAGACTTTAAACATTGATAACTGTCCCAATAACATTACTGATTGGGCGAAGGCCGGAGACAGAATAGGGCTCGGCAATAAAATGTATTCTGTGGACAGTGACGTTGATACAAATGGATCAGGCCAAGCTGTTCTATCCCTGTCGCCAAGGATTTACGTGGCGCCGGCGACCGATTCTTCCGTTGACGTGATTACGCCAGTAGAAATCCTTGTCCTTAGTGATGGGACTTTCACCTTCAACACTACAAAGAATATGGTCAGCACATTATCTTTCGCGGCCATGGGGATTCCAAATGAGTAGAACTCTTGCCGCGGCTACAGAAGCACATGCGGAAGGCACTCATATTCATCCTGTGTTATTGGCCAGGATAGATTTCACTACTCCAGTTTACGCACATACCGGCCTCGGAATAATCAATTTTGAATCGAATGATTATTTGGGCATAGGTAATTTGGGAGGTCTCAGTGGCCTTTCTGAAACTGAAAACTTAGTGCCCTCTCCTGTAACCATGACTTTGACCGGATTGGATTCCAATATCTTTACGGAATCCATGAACGCGGCCAATTATGGTGACAAAGTTTTCCTATACATTGGTTATAGAAATGATGACGGAACACTTGTCGGAACGCCATGGAATTTCTATAAAGGCCGAGTGGAACATGGTAGTGGAGTTCGTGGGTCCGATAACTCTGTTAGTATTATTGTCCAGCACGTTCTGGCCATCCTCAACAAGAAGATTGGTACAAGATACACAGACGAAAGCCAACAAAAGAAATCCTCGGGAGACCTTGGCCTACAATTCGTAGCACAAATGAAGGATCTCAAATTAACGTGGGGTCATAGAGATCCGGCCACGATAGACAGTGGTGCCAATAGAGATGACGATTGGTACACTGACAGAGGACAGGATATTCCGTGAGCAATACTTCGCTTCCTGCCCTTTTGTTAGAATGGTCTCGCCGTCCGTTTTCTTACGGCTATGATTGCTGCCAATTTGCTGGCGCCGTCCTCGAACACGTTAAGGGATACAATCCAATGGATGTGTTCGATTACTCGAATGAAGTAGGTGCGGCCAAAGCAATAGCAAAGTATGGCAACTTGGTCGATGCCACCACAGCTATATTAGGCGCACCACTTCCCAAAGAATGCCCCATTGAAGAATATGATGTGGTGGCCTGTTTACAGGAAGACGGGACGTGGCTTGTTGGGATTGTTATAGGCGACCGAGTAGCTGTAAAGACAAAGGCGAGCATAATGGATTGGCCACTAGAATATATTGGCTATAGGTGGAGAGTTTAAATGGTAACCGCAATAAAGGCTGCCTACGTTGCCATCAAAGCATTTTTCGCAGCCCATAAAGTAATCGCTTTCTTTGCAAAGGTTGCGGGAGTTATACTCCTATCTACCCTTACCAATAAACTTTTCGGACCGAAGGCACCTCGTACTTCCTTCGCAGGGTTGCAAACAATGGCCAGGGGAGCCTTGGAGCCTCGCCGCATTGTTTATGGTACAGCGAAAGTCAGTGGCGCAGTCACTTATAATAATACGCTTGGGGACGACAACCAGGTATTGAATTATGAGGTGGCCTTTGTGGATCACCTTGCTGAGGCCATTTCCTTCTTCCTCGACGACAGAGAAATAACTGTCGGACAAATTACTTGGACGCCTCCAACCGGGCCTGGATTGGGAGGCACAGGTACTGGAGTAGTAACTAAAGCTGAATTCGTAAACGACGGCCAGAACGCCTTAAAGATACAGTGGCAGGTAGGGTATAATCCCCAAGCGGCTAATGCGCTGAAGATAACATCCTATACGGAACAAACTTCTGATCACAAGTTGAACGGAGTTTTCAATGCGTGGCTTGCATTAACATATATTGAACAGACGGCCGACATTTGGAAGACCGGCCCACCTAATACGATAACATGCTTAATGGAAGGCCGTCGTATTTATGATCCTCGGAAGGATGATACAAACGGTGGCAGCGGCGACCATCGATATACGGACGACACTACGTGGGAGTTCTCTGACAATCCTGCCTTATGTATTGCAGACTATTTGTTTGTGTACATGGACGCCGATCCGGCTGATGATATTGATTGGCCTTCCGTAGCCGATGCCGCAGACGCTTGTGATGTCTCAGTGGATATCCCGCCTTCGACAACTGAAAAACGGTTCACTGTTAACGGCGCATTCTTTACGGACGAGAACCATGAGACCTTGCTGAACCAGCTAAAGGAGGCCATGAGTGGTCGGCTACTTTGGACCGGCGGCGAATGGACTATGTATGCTGGAGTCTATGACACGCCCACTGAAACAATAGACTCAACTTGGCTGGCCGGTGATGTAAACATTAGGGGAACGGCCCCGCAATCGGAAAGGTTTAATACGGTCACCGGGTTCTATGTTGATCCGGCCAGAGATTACAAGACTGCAGAATTCAATTCGGCTGTTAACGCGGCTTACGTTACAAGGGATGACGGTCTCAATCTTCCCTTTGATATGTCCCTGCGTTTCACCAATTCGGAATACATGGCCCAACGTATTGCCATCCGTAAGCTAGACCAATTTGATAACCAACTGGTAGTTGAACTAATCCTAAATGAGAAAGGCATCAAAATACTTCCAGGCCTTTTTTGTCAGGCAACATTATCTGAGTTTTCGTGGACCAATAAAGTCTTCCGTTGTGTTGGTTGGGAACCGACTCCGGAGGGTAATTACAAGGTCACACTTAAGGAAGATTTTTCGACAAGATACACCGATCCAACGATCGGCGAATATACAACAAGAACTCTTGCCGGAGTAATTACGCCGCCTGTAAGGACCGTCCCGCCGCCTACTTCGCTTGCTGCTGAAGGGAAGTCCGGTGTGGTAGAGCTTACATGGTTACGGCCACCTGCTAGTTTGTTCAGCCTTATTGAGGTCCACCGTTCCGTCACTGATGACGTTGGTACGGCCTCGCTGATAGCGGAGACACGCGCCAACATTTATTTGGATGCCGTAAACGATACGGTAGAGCGTTTTTATTGGATTAGATCGGAAGATGATAGAGGTAACTTCTCTACTTTTGAGCCTGTTACGACAGCAGGCGTGGCTGGTACCGCAACAGAGTTGGGGGATGGTCTCAGCGTCTATGTAGCAAACATATATAAACGTAGTGCAACACCGCCCTCCACACCATCTGTGGATGATGGTGAATTCAACTTCACCACGCAAGTTCTAACACCACCCAGTGGATGGACAGAGGCACCACCGGCGGGCGCTGATCCCTTATATGTCTCCACAGGATCCTTCTCCATTGTAGGAGCCAGTGGTACGGATACAACTGTTACCTGGACCTCTCCCGATTTACTCGTACAAGATGGTGCTGATGGCTCCCCTGGTGCTGATGGAGATGATGGTCTCAGCGTTCATGTAGCAAACGTATATAAACGTAGTGCTTCACCACCCAGTACTCCTTCTGTAGATGACGGTCAGTATAACTTCACGACTAATGTTTTAACCCCACCTTCTACTTGGAGTGTCGAGCCTCCTGCTGGTGCAAACCCGCTATACGTTTCGACTGGTTCCTTCTCAATTGTAGGGCAGACAGGAACTGATACGACAGTAACTTGGACAGCACCTGACCTGCTCGTACAGGATGGAGCAACAGGCGCGGCTGGTGATGATGGTCTCAGCGTTCATGTAGCAAACATATATAAACGTAGTGCCTCGGCACCGGGCACTCCTTCAGCGGATGATGGGCAATACAACTTCACCTCGCAAGTCTTAACTCCTGCGACAGGTTGGTTTGTCGAGCCTCCTGCAGGTACGGATCCACTATATGTTAGTGTGGGTTCGTTCTCAATTATAGGGCAGACAGGGACTGACACAACCGTTACCTGGACCGCGCCCGATCTACTTGTACAAGACGGCGCAGACGGCGCAGTTGGAGACGACGGCCTTAGTGTATATGTGGCAAACGTTTATAAAAGAAGTGCTACACCTCCCAGCACTCCTTCTGTGGACGACGGCCAATATAATTTCAGTACAAATACATTAACGCCGCCTTCTACTTGGGCGGTGGATCCTCCCGCCGGTTCTGATCCTTTATATGTAAGTACTGGTTCCTTTTCTATTGTAGGGCAGACAGGAACTGACACAACTGTTACGTGGACTTCTCCCAACTTGTTGGTGCAGGACGGAGCAACAGGAACACCGGGAACAGACGGAGACGACGGCCTAAGTGTATATACAGCAAACGTCTACAAGCGAAGTGCTTCTGCTCCTGGCACTCCTTCTGTAGATGACGGTCAGTATAACTTCACGACTAATGTATTAACGCCTCCAAGCACCTGGTTTGTTGAACCTCCTGCTGGTACCGATCCTCTTTATGTTTCGACCGGATCTTTTTCGATTGTCGGTCAAATAGGTACTGATACGACAGTTGTGTGGACCGCGCCCGATTTACTTGTACAGGATGGTGCGGACGGTGGGGATGGTAACAGTGTATTTGTAGGCAACGTATTCTTAAGAAAATCCTCTGCACCAACCGAGCCCATTGACGATGACGGTTCCTACAATTTTACGACAAACGTCTTAACTCCGCCGTCCATTGGTGGAGGCTCTGCTGACGATTGGTCTATAACTGTACCCGCCGGTTCCGACCCTTTATACGTTTCGACTGGTAGTTTTGAAATTTCGGGAGCGACAGGAACTGATAATACAGTGGACTGGACGGCGCCTGTTATATTAGCCTCTGATGGTGCGGTAGGTAGTCCGGGAACGGATGGGGATGACGGTCTCAGTGTATATACGGCAAACGTTTATAAAAGAAGTGCCTCGGCACCAGGCACCCCGTCTGTAGATGACGGACAATACAATTTTACGACAAATACGTTAACGCCTCCAAGTACTTGGTTGGTTGAGCCTCCAGCTGGTACCGATCCCCTATATGTTTCAACCGGATCTTTTTCAATTATAGGGCAGACGGGAACGGATACCACAGTTGTGTGGACAGCACCAGACTTGTTGGTGCAGGATGGAGCAGACGGCGCAACAGGAGACCCTGGGGACGACGGCCTAAGTGTTCATGTAGCTAATGTATATCTTCGCAAGTCCTCGGCGCCAAGTACTCCTGACGTAGACGATGGCGAATACAATTTCACAACCCAAACTCTTACACCACCCGACATTAGTGGAGGCTCAGACGATGATTGGTTTGTCGAGCCTCCAGCGGGTACTGACCCCTTATATGTGAGTACTGGCTCCTTCTCCGTTGTAGGCCAAACTGGAACGGATAGTACTGTTACTTGGTCTTCTCCTGATGTGCTTGTGAGCGATGGTGCGGATGGCGGAGACGGTAATAGTGTATTTGTAGGCAACGTATTCTTAAGAAAATCTTCCGCACCCACTGAACCAATTGATGACGATGGTTCCTACAACTTTTCAACCAATGTACTTACACCGCCATCAACAGGCGGAGGCTCTGCTGACGATTGGTCTATTACGGTGCCGGCGGGAACCGATCCCCTGTACGTTTCTTCGGGCACATTTGAAATCAATGGTACAACAGGGACTGACAACACTGTAGATTGGACGGCACCAGTAATACTAGCCTCGGACGGCGCAGACGGGGCACCTGGGGGTGATGGAGATGATGGTCTCAGCGTTCATGTAGCAAACATCTATCTTCGTAAATCCAGCGCTCCTTCGACTCCTGATGCAGATGACGGATCCTACAATTTTACGACACAAACTCTTACACCGCCATCAATAAGCGGCGGTTCGCCGGATGATTGGTTTGTTGAACCTCCTGCTGGTACCGATCCTCTTTATGTGAGCACAGGTTCATTTTCTATCGTCGGCCAGACCGGTACGGATACAACTGTTACCTGGACCTCTCCCGATGTACTTGTGAGTGATGGTGCTGATGGTAGTGCTGGAGCGGATGCGCTTGTTGGCTTTGTAGAACCTGAAAATGGTTTGGCCTGGATGCGAACAGGTTTTAGCACGTGGATACCTACACAATTAACAACAGATTTGGATGTAACCTTTATAAAGGCTGGTACTGACGAGGCGCGGCAGGGTTATAGAGTGACACTTGATCCTGTTACCGGCACGATGACTGGTGCCACAACTGCTCATCCAGATACCGATCTAAATACTGGTCGTATTACAATAACTCCTAGTGGATCTGGTACAAACTCATTCACAGTTGAGTTTTCTTATTCGTTTGGTGGGGATGGCTTTGTTATCACCCAAACTGTGGTGGCCATGGCAAATGCCTCAGGGGTTAATTTAATCAACCTTGCAGGTTGGGAACAGGCCTCGCCATCCGATCCAATGGGTGGTTGGGTATTGACTGATGGTGCCGTGGCACGTACTACATTGATCCAGGATGAGTTTGGGCCCTTCGGCGAGTTCCCTTTAATCATGCAAATCACGGATGATGGTGTGGTGGGTGATGGTAATTCTCTATCCGAATGGAGTCATGAATTTCCATTATTCAGTAAGGAATTGTCCTATATATTTTACGTTTTCTCCCGAGTGCTAGAGGATGGCCGTGTAAATAGGGGATTCGGCCCAGGTCCTGAAGTTGGCTCTAATGGCCGCTATGACAGGCTTGTGACTGGGGCTGAAGATCTCGATCCAGATTTCCTACAGCAGACTGCACCACAGGGTACAGTGTTTGAGGATTGGTACTTGCATGTAGGTATCGTCCATCCGGAGAGTGTGGCTAACCAAGCGCATAGGGGTATTACTGGTACATACTGGCCAAAAACTGGCGAGCGCAAATCAGCGCAGAACGTTCTTGAATTTCGTTGGAATACAAACTCTGCCAGTCCTACCCTTAGACTTGGCGGGGATGCCCTCGCTGGCGGCGCTGCTGGATATAACGTACAATACTGCCGGCCTGCCGTGTACATACTGGATGGGAACGAGCCTACTATCCAAAACTATATGAGGTTCTTGCCAGAGTCCCTTATCGACAGGCTTGTATATGATCCCGAGTTCACATTAAGCGACCATGTCTCCCACTTAGGCTGGGGCACATTAAAGAATAAAGATTCGACGTGGCATGTTGGTAAGATAGGTGGAACCGATTCTTATCTTGAATCCGAAGAGCCATTTGTTATAACAGGTGGCACTTTAGAAATAGACTTGAGCAATATCCTGGATCAAGCAGGAACTACCGGCGTCTTTCTTACTAATATACATCTTGCATATTATCATACGAGTAATGGGACTACGGCCACTCCATTAACCACTCCACCAAACATACAAGCAGGAGACGAAGTAACTGTAACCATTGCCTATAAGCTTTCTGCGTCTCCAACGTTGGCAGGCACAGGAACTGTAAGAGCTTACTTAGCCCATACTTCTACTATTGATCCGGACCTTCGATATGTTGGGCAAGCCGCCACACCTGACATTGAAATTGATTTAACCACAGCTTCAACAGGTGTCTGGATTGAAGTGCAGCAAACAATGACAGTTCAACAGACTGTCAAGATGCAGGGCAGTGGTGGCCTCGGTTCATTGGTATTGGAGATACCAAATAGCTACACCGCGGGCGAACTTATAATAGGCAAGTTTGATTGGACTAGATCACCAGCCAAATTTACTGGTGCCCAGAAATCGGGTGTCGTTGCGGCCCCCGCAACATCCACTGGCAAATTCCTTAAAGATGACGGAACATTTGCGGATGTGTCAGGAGCCATTGCTGATGGTACAGTCACTGACGCCACGTTGCGCTGGAATGGCTCCGCATGGGTAGAAGAAACAGGCGTAAAAATTCTTTCTACAGGCGCACTCGCCGCCGGATCACTTGCTACAGGGGGATATCATTGGCAGGCCACAGCGGGAACAATCACTGCAAATAGCACTGACGGGTGGGTGCAAATCGCATCTCAGGATGCGAACAACGGCCGCGGTGGTGCGCTAATTACAATCTGTTCGCAGGGTGGTAGTGGCGCTCCGATGCCGATGGAGATATACGTTCCCGCTACGTGGGGTGCAAATGCGTCAGCATTGCATTTGCGTGGTACAAATGAAGGTACTAGCGGAATAAGTCTGATACGCTCTGGCTATGATGCAACGAATCAAAAATACATCGACATACAGGTTACGGGCGTAACGGATATAACATTCGCTATAACCTGTCAGGCTTGGCCTGCTACTACCGGGCCGGGTTACGGTTGGATTGTTGATCCAAATTTAACAGCACATACACCTACCAGTTCACATCAATTCAATCCGAATCAAGCACTTGCTGCTATTTTCGCGGCAGACGGTGCAACGGTATGGTGGCAGGACGCTAACGACACAAAAACTTCTACGCACCTTAGCATACAGGGTGGTCACGGCCTGTATATGGAAGACACTGGTGGGTCGAGCTATGGTATGTTTTACACCTCAAGCTCAAACACCTTTACGTTTAACCACTCCGGATTGTCGTTCTTCAATCTCACTATAGGCGCCATGCAGTTGCTCAATGCGTCTAAGTTACGCTTATACAATTCCGACAACAACGACTACTTCACGCAGTACCATGATGGCACCGACTATCGCATGACGGGGTACCAAACCGCCAGCGTTTGGTTAGAGGACGTTACGTTGTCGATGGGTACTGCATCCTACCATCGTGACACTCTTGCATCGAAAGCATTTGGGTACTCGGCTACTTATCGAGGCCTGATGATCGGCAACGATCTAGCAACAGCCGGAACCACACAGACATTATTCTTTGGAGTTGATCCCGCCGACATCACGGACGGTGCTTTATGGTCTGGTGACGGGCACGAGTACTGGTTCCGTCGTATATCGACTTTTGCGTCACCGAACGGCGCGGGCACAGGCATCGAGCCTTGGATGGAACTCAATGCCAACAACGTGACCTTCCCCGGACAAGTTACTGTATCAAGCCTTCTGAATGCGAATGCTGGTATTCAGCTGTCTTCTCAGTTCATAGATAATGACGGCTACCTGAAGTTAGCCGGTGGTGCAACCACAGGCGGCATTCAGCTTTATGAAGATGATAAAGCCACTCTGCGTGGATACGTTTATTTCGATACTGGTGCTTTTGGCTTGCTGAACAATTTAGGTGCCTGGGCATTGCGGGTTCCGCACGGCACGGATGATCTTCAAGTCTATGGGGATCTCTATATCAACCAGGATACTATAGGCCACTTCACGTCTGTCACAGGCGGGTTCGGATCAGTACAGGTCACCGGTGGAGAAGGTACTAACAGCAGTTATCATGGCTACTCTATTGGTGCACGCCACTCGTACATGGATAATGGTAGTACCAGTTCTGGCCTCTATAATGACACCAATGATGAATGGTTCGTCTATTGCCTCGACAATTCCTACGTAGAACTTTACTACAACGGGGTAGGAGAAGTCAGGACTAAGGACAGTAATGCCGCCGATTCCATTTCTGGTTTCCAAGCAAAAGATTACGCACAGAATTTCCGGGACGTTGGCTTCGGAGATATGACGCAAATCGCGAAGTCGGGCAGTTCTACTTACACCATTTCCGAGTTAGCTGTTCATAAGAGGATTAGAGTAACGAACATAGCGGGTGGTATTACCTTTGCCAATGACGGTGGCATTCCGGTCGATGCCGTTGGTTGGATTGTTAATGCGACACTCTCGAACTTAGTGCTTGTGGATGCCTCAAATAACCTTGAAATCTTTTCAGGAGATGCTACATTGAGGAATACTGGTAATATGATATTGGCAGGTAAGGGTTGGTGTACTTGGGTCAAGCGAACAGATTCCCTATATGAATTGGTAGGGGTAGGCCTGTCACAGGAGTAACAAGACCGCCATGATTATTGTTCCAAAAAAGAATTTGTACTTGCCAGAACGTATATGGGGGAGGCCGAAATTCCAGCGCGGCATCGTTTGTGCCACGGCAGTTTATGGCCCTGTTATTCCTGCTCTTAGCGTTTCCTTAAGTAACACGAACAATCAAAATTCCCGCTTTGGCACTTGCTGGGCTGGTGTGCAATATAATACTAGCGGCAGTGAGTGGGGCAGTACTAATGTTGGGAACTACACGGTCGCCCGTGGTCCTTGGTTGGATGTTGGGGACGTTGCTGATGTTTGGCTTATCTGTACGGTAAACTCCGGCAGCCTCGATACCAATGAGCTCAGTACCCGGCAACAAATGTCGGCCACGAAGAAGATCGAAATGATTGAAGGCGACTATGATACAGAACAAAATGCCAACGTTACTGTTGAAGCGTATGATGCCGCCTCGGGCGGCACCTTACTTGACGACGCGACATTCAATATATCGGCATTTAATGAAGAGGAGCCGCCCTAACTGACAGGAGTAAATATGATGGCTACAAAATATGGCAAAGAGGCTTTCATCGCATGGGGTAAAATCCAAGCGGCATTCAAGGCAAAGCGGAATTTAATCTTCGGCCTTGTTATTATAGTGGTTATCTGGCTTGTAATGGATAACTATTTTCTTTGATTTATAGGAGAACGAAATGGCAGGACATAGTAGTGAAAAACGATGGCTGGATGTGTCAGCGGCGGTGCAAAACGTCGCAAACAAGACAATGGTTGCAGTCGTTGAATCCGAGAACATCTATCAGGATCTCATAGAGCTTTGGGCCTTTGCGGGCGGAACAGACCAACTACTGGCCGATCAGCTATTTCTTGAGGTATGGCAGAGGCGTGAATCTGATCCTGTTGGAGATCCAGGGGTATTCGATACTGAAGCAAATGCAACTGAGGTCGGCCAAGTAACCGACGCAAAGGCCGCCGCCTTAGCGGTGCATGAATTGTTTCTGGCATTGACGAACGTAGCGGTCACACAGGAAGACCGAATTACAACGTTACGGCGTATGACATAGGAGAAAGAAATGAACCAACCGATGGATGAATTACAACTGGCCGAACAGCAAAGAGCCGGAAGTGGAATGACTCAAGGTATGGAATTCCTAGAGGACAAGTCTGGCAATGTGACAGCACCTATTAAATATGCTGATGGCATTGTTGATTTGAAGTGGCTGTTACGAATGCTTTTGAGTGGCCGTTTCGGAATTAACTTTAGACCGGCACAAGCTGCCGTACCGCCAGGTCCGCGCCCTCCAGGAGAGGGAGAAGGAGCAAGCGAAAACGTCGAAGCCCCCCCTTAATTTGGTGCCAACCAAGTAGGAGATAAAGTTATGTTAGTGAAAATTAAAGAAGGAGATCGAACGCTACAGTTTAATTCACAGGATGTTTTGATAGCGTTACTTTTCACGCCCGCCGATAAGGAAATCGTCGAAAAGATGGCGCACGACGACTTGCTTTTTCTTTCAGGACCATTCGCAATTATGAAAGATAAAGTGGCCGACGCGTGGCACTGGGCATATAACGGGTGGAAAGGGGCCACATTTGTGGATCCCGGATCCTCCCAAATTCAAACTAAACCAATGAGGAAATTGTAATGGCAACAACCACTGCGACCCTAGTTGTTTATGATTCTTATAAACAATTCTTGCAGAACGGCCAGGTAGATGTTGATACCGATACGTGGATCATGGGCCTGAGTGATAGTAACTATACTCCGATTCAGGCCGACCACGAAGACGTAACCGATATTACGGATGAACTATCCGGTAATGGCTACGCTCGGGAAACTCTCACGACCGTTTCGCTAACGGAACCAGTAGCTGGCACATGGCAATTCGATTCGGACAATGCCGTCTTTACGGCATCGGGCGGATCTATTGTGGCCAGATGGTACTGGATCTTTGACGATTCCACCACGGCCCCGGCAGACGTTTTATTCTGCTATGGTCTGCTGGATGACACGCCTCTGGACGTGACGACAACTGACACCAATACGTTAACCGTTCAGGTACATGCTAACGGTTATTACAGGCTGTCAGGAGGTTAATAGATATGGCAACCGCAACACAGAACTATGGTTCCACTTCGGTTCTGACCGTTACCAATCTGCACTCTTTGGGAGACGATGCTTTCTGGCAGTCTGCTTCTATTGATAACACTGCGATTAAGGCCTTTTGGGCTGAGGTTTACGTGACCATTGTTACGACAACTTCGGTCGGAGATGCCAACGGTGTTGTTAATCTAAGGATGGCAGCAAGCGAAGACAATACACTCTTCGCAGGCCAACTGACTGGTTCGGAAGGCAGTTATGCGGATTCGCTGAACCTAGATCATAGGCACACCGAGGCGGTCCGATCCTTCCCTTGCGACGCTGTAGAGACAACGGCTAGAACTTATCGGTACAGGGCCATTATCCACAACCTGCCACAATACTTTGCATTCTTAATTGAAAACAAAAGTGGTACGGCGATTGCATCGTCGGGCAACGTTGTGGAATATGCGCTGCACAAGTACGACTCAGCGTAGTTCCCTGAGCAGGTTTAACGGACTATCCTTTAACCAGGGAAGGTTACGGCCAGAGAAGCTGGCCTAGGGACTACTATGGAATGTTTAGGCCGAAATTTAGACATGCATTGCTGCTGGACAGGCGGCATAGCTTGTGAGTTCCTCGAAGAAAATACCGAACCCGGTTTCCGCTGGACTTGCGGCCTGCGTCGTGAACTCGGCGACTGGGATAAGGTATTAGCCGATCCTCGTTATCTTAACGGTCCCGGTGCATTTCTCGGACCGAAAGACATTAACTGCAAAGACTGGCCTGATGAGACTAAAGGCCAACGCTGTAAAGGCTGTGGGGTAAACGTCTAATGCCTATTGCATATTTATTCCCTGATGGCGTAACCGATACAGATAGCAACATCGATAGCGGCGTCCTGACCGATATTGATGAAGGTGTAGACGGAGGAACCCCTGACGCCGCATTGATGACTTCGGTCGCAAACGATTGGGCCGGTGGCGCTGCAATTACCTTTACACTAACCGATCTGCCAGGAGAGGCGACTGGCATTAACTCAGTGACTTTGCGTGTCCGTGCAGAAGTTGGAGGCGGCCTCGATAACGACACGATTGACTATGTTTGGGACATGGCCGCCGGAGCCGGTTTCAATGCCAACACAGTTGCATGGGATGAGACAGACGAGGCCGCCGGACTAGCAGATCGAACGGCGTCTGTTAATAGCGGCGCAAGCGTGGCACAGGTTAATGCCGCTAGTGTGAGAGTTCGCCAACTCAATTGGAGTCAAACGAAGGGTCCAGACAACCTGTTCCACGCATGGGATGGTTTTGAGTTAGAGGTAGATTACGCCGCCGCGGATCCAAACACAGCAGAGCTGCCATCCGCTACGCTAACCCTCACACCAAACGCTCCGCAAGCAATAACAACAGAAAATAACATAGCCGCAATAGCCGCGGCTGCCGTTCTTACACTGACAGCGAACGTCCCAACTGTAGAGACATTCGATCCGAATACAGTGACGCTGCCTAGCGCCACGTTGACGCTTGCGCCTCAAGCACCACAAGCTATTACTAGCGACAACCAAGTAGCACAGTTATCTTCGGCGGTCCTTACGTTAGCGCCTAACGTGCCTCAGTCCATTACGACTGAGAAACATATAGCACAGTTACCTGCCGCTGTCTTAACGTTAACGCCTAACGTACCCCAGGCCGTAACTACTGAGAAACATATAGCAGAACTGCCTAGCGCCACGTTGACCTTAACGGAGAACGTACCCCAGACAGTTACAAGCAATCATCAAGTAGCACAGTTACCTGTAGCGGCCCTGACCTTAACGCCTAACGTCCCGCAAGCTGCCACTACTGAAAAACATATAGCACAGCTACCGTCAGTCGCTTTAACGTTGACACCGAATGTACCTCAGGCCGTGACAACTGAGGGCGACGTTGCTGAACTTCCAAGCGCCGCTTTGACCTTAACGGAGAACGTACCCCAGGCTGTAGTAACTGAAAACAATGTAGCAACGTTGCTGAGCGCCACTCTTACGTTGACACCCAATGCGCCGCAAGCTGTTACGACAGAAGGCGTGGCGTATGAGCAGGAAGGATTTCGTTTTCGTAATGATGACGGCACAGAAATTACGGCCACGTGGCGCCAAACGCAGGACGTTGATGATACAGTAAACAAGTCAACAACAATTCGGGTTCGAGTGTTAACTGACACCTCCGGAGACGCACCATCCATTACGAGAACATTGCAAGTCAAACGAGACGACGAGGCCGATACCGAGTATCGCGACGTATAAAGGAAAGGATATGATTACCCTAATTAAATTTATGAATAAGGACCTGGACCTTGATCTGTTCAAGCAAGAGTACTTGGTAGCAGGCCTGCCTGAATACGGCATGCTCCTTGCCGGGTTTACAAGGATGGGTAGGCAGCAATACGAACCGTTCGCTTCTACTCAAATTATTTCAAGTCAAACGGATCCCGGCGGAGGGCCCGACATAACGGACTCGGCCGACCCAGGCGAATTGCGTTTTCGATATGAGGTAGCTTTAACCGCACCGCAGGAGGCCGCACTTGATGCTCTTCTTATAGCGCACGATGCCACCCAGAAATCGGACATTCAAATAGAAAGGGAGAAGGATGTTACGGCTAAGGATCAGTTCATCGAAACCTTCCACGATTGGGATACTCTTACCGCCCTTCAGAAAGATAATAGGACGCAAGAATTGTTTAGGGTAGTGGCCAGACTCTTAGACAGAGGCGCTATCATCTAAGACCATGACCATCCTCCGCGCACAGTCGACTAGCAGCGACACCTTAGATTCGACGTCGCCTACGCTAATTACTGGCTTGACGCTGACACCAGCGTCTGGAGAATACCTCCTTCACGCCACGGTCCAGTGTCAGATAGGGACGGGCGCATCTGGTAGGACGCACTTCTTAGTTTATGTTGGCGGGAGTCCTGTCGCACACGCCGAGCGTATCTATGACGAAGACACCAGCGTAGATGACACCACGCTAACGGTCATGTTGTCGTGCTGGGTCAATCCCAACGGCAGCCAAGATGTAGAGATACGGCACGATACAACTAGCACCACGTCTCCTCTAGTTGCTACCAACCGCGAGATGTGTCTATTCCCAATTACTGGCACTGACTTAGAAGCAAGTTCAACCAGCGCCGACAGTACAGGTTCGTCAACGTGGTCAACTCTTGCCGGCATGTCGTTTACGACGCCCGCATCTGGCGCCTACATACTGACATTCAGCACTTCTAATGAAGGAACGTCGGGCACACCCGCCGAATTTCGAGTAACTGTTGGCGGCACTCCTGTTGCCCATACTGTACGACACAATGATCATGAAAGTTCGGCCGCAGATGATATGTGGTTTATGGGCATTGCTTGTGAAATCAATCCGAACGGTTCACAAGATGTAGAGATTGAATTCCGAACATCATCCGGCTCTGGTACCGTATTAGTCGGCGACCGCACCCTAAATATTGTGCCTATTGCTAGTGGGGATATCTTCGAGGCAAGCGGCACCTCCGACGACACTGATAGCACGACTACGGATAAGCAAATTGACGATATGCTTATCACAGACCCAGGTGTCGATACATACTTAACAATTTTCACGTCCTCACAATTTTGGGGAGACA